CTGATGAACTCATCAAAAGGCAAATCACACCGCAGGATCAACCTGCTAAAGCTATCGAAGATGATACTGACTTTTTTGCCGATCCTGTTAAGGCAGTTAATAAAGCAGTTGAATCCCATCCAGCAGTGTTGCAAGCACAACAAGCAGCAGCACAAATGGCTAGGATGCAAACTGCAAACAGGCTAGCTCAATCACACCCTGATTATACTCAAGTCATTACTGATCCTGAGTTTGCTTCGTGGGTAAATGAGTCACCTATACGTCAGCGATTGTACGTAGCAGCAGATAAGCAGTTTGATTTCGATTCCGCTAATGAGTTGTTAGCCAACTTTAAGGCACTGAAAAAAGCTAAACAGGATACTGTTCAGCAAGCAGCACAACAACTTCAGGAACAACGCAGTCAAACACTTAAAGCAGCTACCGTAGCAGTTGATGGTGCTACTGGTGAGACGAGCAAGAAAATTTATCGTCGAGCAGATCTTATTCGACTACAACTTACTGACCCTGAACGATATATGGCTAATCAAGATGACATCATGTTAGCTTATAACGAAGGTAGGGTTAGATAACCTAACTTTAAGGAAATTAAAATGGCTTCAGCAGCTTATCCTGGTGGAAGTGGTTCCATCGTAAACAAGACCAATGCAGATAAATTTATCCCTGAAATTTGGTCAGATGAAATTATTGCATCGTACAAGAAATCACTTGTTATGGCGAACCTCGTCAACAAGATGACGATGCGTGGTAAGAAAGGTGATACGCTTCATATTCCTAGCCCCACTCGTGGTGCAGCATTCGCTAAAGCAGCTAACACTGCTGTTACGATTCAGGCGAACGTTGAGTCTGAAGTGCAAGTTAGTATTAACAAGCACTATGAATACTCACGTTTGATTGAGGACATCGTTGAGGTTCAAGCACTAGCTTCTCTTCGTCGTTTCTACACTGAAGATGCTGGTTATGCGTTGGCTACTCAGGTTGACTCTGATCTGATCCAGATCGGTCGTCTCTTCAATGGCTCTCACGCTGCTGGCGCTACTGGCGACTACAGTGTTGCTGGTACAACCACTGCCTATATCGGTGGTGATGGTACTACAGCTTTCGTTGGCGGTGCTGGTGCTGGTAACGCAACTGCATTGACCGATGCTGCTATTCGTCGTACGATCCAGCGCCTTGATGATGCTAACGTACCTCAAGATGGTCGTTACTTGGTTATTCCTCCTGTTGCTCGTAATACCCTAATGGGTCTTGCTCGTTTTACCGAACAAGCCTTTGTTGGTGAGCAAGGTGGCAACAACACCATCCGTAACGGTCAGATCGGTGATGTGTATGGTGTTAAAGTGTTTGTTAGCAGCAATGCTGACACTGCTTATGCTTCGTCCGGTACTGCTCCTCGTGCTTGTTTGATGTTCCACAAGGATTCAATGGTCCTTGCAGAGCAGATGGCTGTTCGCTCACAGGCTCAGTACAAGCAAGAGTACCTTGCTACGCTATACACTGCTGACACGCTGTACGGTGTTGCAGAGCTTCGTAATGATGCTGGTATTGCGCTTATCATCCCTAGCTAATAAAAGCTAAAGAGGGGCTGCTTCGGCAGCTTCTCTTTTATATAGAGGTTACTATGGTCACTTTTAGATGTAGATGGTCAAACAATTTAATGAATGTTGAGTATGAGTACGACATTGAACAAATGCGTAAGCATCCTGACTATGAAGAAGTTAAAGAACAAGTAAAAGAAGAATCAAAAGAAAAGGTCACGAAGAAGCACTCTAAAGAGGATTAATCGTGTCAAACTATACAAAGACCACTAACTTTGCTGCTAAGGATTCTCTACCTTCTGGTAATCCAGCTAAGATTGTCAAAGGTACGGAGATCAACACAGAGTTTGATAACATTGCAGTTGCTATTGCAACTAAGCCAGAAACAGGTGTTGCTAATACTTTTACAGATCTACAGACCTTTAGTGGTTCTTCAAGTGTAGCTGCTATTGCCTTCCCTAATGCAAAAGAAGTGGTCACTGTTTCTGCAACAGCGGCTACAGGAACAATCAACTACGATGTAACAACACAGTCTGTGTTGTATTACACATCTAACGCATCAGCTAACTGGACTCTTAATGTCCGTGGCTCTTCAGGCACATCCCTAAATACCTTACTATCTACCGGACAATCCGTTACCATTGCTTTCTTGGTTACTAACGGTGCTACAGCTTATTACCAAACAGGGTTTCAAGTAGATGGTAGCTCTGTAACACCTAAGTGGCAGGGCGGATTAGCCCCTGCTTCAGGAAGTGCTAGTTCTATTGATGTATATGTAATCACCATTATTAAAACAGCAAGTGCTGCGTTCACTGCATTAGCTTCACAAACCAAGTTTGCGTAAGGAACTACAATGCCTTTACTTGAAACAATAGGCGCAGGTTCTGTTAGGGGTTTTGGTTATTCAAACCAGCCTTCTGTTGTGGGGCAGCAATTATTTACAAGTTCAGGTAGTTTTACTGTTCCTGAAGGAGTTACTACTATTTCTGTTGTTGCTGTAGGAAAAGGCGGTAATTCAGGTAACGGTGATGGGACAGGAGGTGATGTTCATACAGGAGGAGCCGGTGGTGGTGGTGCGTTAGCTTATGTTAATACTATTTCTGTCACACCAGGAGAAATATTAACAGTAGTTATAGATACATCTGAATCATCCTTAAAACGATCAACTACTAAGCTTGTTGCTGCGGGAGCAGGATCAAACGGGGCTGCTGGTGATTCTGGAGCAGACGGAACAGGTGGTGCTGGTGGTGTAGTTATTGTAGGTACTGGTGGTAACGGAGCAAGTGCCGGTGGAAACGGCAGAAGAGGTGGTGGCGGCGCTGGTGGTTATGTTGGTAACGGTGGTTCTGGTGGCGGAAGTCAGGTAAACGGATCAGCGGGTGCTACAAATTCTGGTGCTGGTGGCGGTGGTGCTGGTGGTGGTGATTATGATTCAGGGGCGTATAGATATTATGTAGGAGGAGGCGGTGGTGGAGGTGTTGGTATTCTTGGCTTAGGATCAACAGGAGCTGGTGGTATATGGAACTCCAGTAATGGGTCGGGCGGAGGAGGCGGTGGCGGCTCTAATGGAAATAATGGGAGCACAGCGACAGGAACGTCAGGAGGGAACGGCGGGTTATATGGCGGTGGTGCTGGTAGTGGTGGGTTTCTTTATAGACTATCTGATGGGTATCAATTTGCTGTTGGCGGCTCTTCAGGACAAGGCGGAGCTGTTCGTATTATTTATCCAGGAACCTCAAGAGTATTCCCTTCAACAAACACAGGAAATATGTAGGAAACAGTTATGTACTATGCTAAAGTTAAAGGCAATCAACTTATAAAATATCCGTATACTTTCCCTGATCTACAAATAGACAACCCCTATACTAATTATTCGTTTGATTCTGATTTTGTAAATATTTTCCCACACACCGAAGAAGCTACAATAAAAGGATGTAAGTTAGTAGAGGTTGTTGAAGACTTCTTACCACTTTACAACAATAAAACACAAAAGTTAATAGCATTACAACCTATACTAGAAAACAATAAGTGGATTAAAAAATGGTGTGTTGTAGACAAAACAAAAGAAGAAATTGATAGTGAGTTTGAAGAGCAAAGTAGTAAAATACGAAGCCAACGCACTCAAAAGCTCAAAGATTCTGATTGGACACAAGTAGCTGACGCTCCAGTTGATAAAAATGTATGGTCTACTTATAGACAGTTACTAAGGGAAATACCTTCCCAAACTGGTTTTCCTTGGGATGTTCAATGGCCTATAGAGCCTTGAGTAAATCATGGCTCTACAAGCTGATGAGCAAGTAAAGCAACTAGGTGATGCCATATCAATCCTTACAGTTGTGGGGACATTAGCAGAACTTCTACCGGCTATAGCAGCAGTGTTAACGATTATGTGGACTGCTATACGTATATGGGAGACAGATACAGTGCAGTGTATGTTTAGACGTAACAAGGAGAATAAAAATGCCAATGGTAGCGAATAAGAAGTTTCCTTATACAGCTAAAGGTAAGAAAGAAGCTGAAGAGTATGCATCAAAGAAAGCAAAGAAGATGCATGAAAAGAAAGAATCTAAGTCTATGAAGGCCAAAGAACGTAAGATGGGTTATCCGTCATGAAACCTAAACCCGCTAAAGTACGTAAAGTTATGAAGGAGTACAAAGAAGGTACTCTTCATAGTGGTAAAGGTGGTCCTGTCGTTAAGTCTCGTAAGCAAGCAGTTGCTATCGCTTTGTCAGAGGCTGGTATGTCAAAGCCTAAGAAGAAGAAATGAAGCAAGGACTATACGCTAACATCCAAGCTAAGCGTAAAC